TGTCAACATAGCCGTATATCTCGTCATCTGTTACGATCTGGAATCCAGTAGCCGTTTTGCGCTTTTTGAATTGCGGCTTGTGCCGCCATGTGCGCGTGGTCTTTTGAAACATGACAATCGCATCATCGGCTAATGCGTTTGAGGCACGCTCTCGCACTCCGTCAAGTTTGGCAAGTAGTTTCTTGTACTTGGCGGATACCTTAGCGCCGTTCGTGGTGATAACCGTTCTCACGATACAATCACCTTGCCGCTATCATCCCTGAATGAGTGTTGACACGGCTCCCAACGCCCACAGCCAAAGTTATCATTACCATTGCGCCGCAGTAAATCGCGCTCTGCCCACCAGTTGCGGCGGTGACGTTGACCCTTGTAATGCTGACACTCATCGCACGACTCGCTCCCGTCGTCACCGTCAAACGTCAACATGATATTGCCAAGTGCAGCCAAGCGCCCCGCCTCTCCAAAGTTGCGAAGCGCAACTAGCCAATCGTCAACCCGCGACAATATCGCCGCCCGTTTGGTTTTGTCCTTCTTAGCCTCTGCCGCGTCTTTTGCGAACTGGTTGACGTACTCAAACTGTGAGGCTAGCCAATCGTCTATCGCTTCCTCTGTCGCGGCTTTATCCTCTGGCGTTTCGTCGCGTGGCTCAATACCGCCCTCGCGCAGCCCGTCGCGGTACACATCACGCGCCACGTTTTTCAGCAGCGCCTTATGTGCGCGGCGTTGCTCGATATAGTCACCCGTCCGCATGGTCTGATTGACCAGCGTGGTCAAGCGGTTAGCGTAGCCGGTGACTACTTGCGCGATGGTCTTAACCTCAACATCTGGCGCAAGCCCCGCCGCGTACTGTGCCGCCGCGTCAATGGCCGATGACAGGCGCGTGATTGCCGCGTCACGGTTGGACATTGCCCGCCGCCTTCAGATCAGCGCGTGCCGCGTTGATCGCGTCAATCAGCGCCGCGATGTCATCATTGCGCGTAACCGCGCCCAGCGTCAGCGCGTCGATCTCGTCATGCGTGGCGCACGCCTTCACAGCGTCAATCTCAACTAGCCCGATAATGTTAGAGGCAAACGCGAACGGCTTGCCATCGCGCAACCGCTTGTGAGCGTATCGCTTGAGGCGCTTGCGCTCGTCGGCTATGGCGTCCTCGCGCTTTGCCATGTCTGCGTCTGTCTCTGCCGTGTCGTTATCCGCTTCGCTCTGTTGCGCGGTCTGGTCTGCCGCTTCGGGCGTGGTCGTTTCATCGGCGCTATCCTCTGGCATATCTTCATAGCCTAGCAAGTCGCGTCCCTCGGCCAGTGTCAAAATCGGCTTTCCTACCAGCGCCATGACCGCCGCAGCCTGCTCTAACTGATACGATTGCATGACCTCAAGTTGTTCGGGCCACGTCTCGATAGTCAACCCTTGCGGCTCATAGACGCGCTCATTCCAGACCTCGAAAACACGTTCGGCCATCGGGATAACCGTCTCGGTATAGAATCGCACATGGTCGCCCAGCGCCGTCGCGTAATTTGCTGCGTCACTCAACAACAGAGAGAGAGGGATGCCGAACGCGATACTGACGTTGTGCGCGGCTTGTTGGTACAGGTCTGGCGCGATGGTGTCTTTAATGTTGCTGCCGATGATCGTCGGCGTGATCTTCTTGGTTAGCAAGATAGCGCGAAACGCACGCCGCGCACCGGCTATCATGCTGTTCCACCATGACATGACCTTTTCGCCTTCATCGGGCGCCAGGTTGCCTTCGACTTGTAGCAGCGTAATCGGAAAACCGCCGCGCATGAAATACGCCTCGGCAAACTTGGTCAGGCTTGACACCAGTCCAACATCGCCCAGCGCAGCAGTCATCGGGCCAGCGCCAGGGCCGATCTCAGCGTTGAGATTAGGCCACCACCACCACAACAGCCGCTTTTCGTAATCCTCGATCTGTTGTGGTTGAGCCCCGTTGTTATACGTGAAGTAATCAATCTTGTTTGTCGAATAGTTGATCTGATAATTGACCAACGGCGTAGGCAGGAAGCGATAAGAGCCTACGCCGTAGCGGTTGCGCTCCTTCAACGCATACGCGCCGTTATACAACAACAGCGAGGCGCACAGTTTGTACTGCAAGTCGCGCCAATAGCGCGGCGTGGCCTGCTCGGTGACATCGTTCTCGTTTGCGTCCTCGATGTAATACGGCATACGCGATACAGCGCCAGCAATCATATCAATGGCGCGAAAAGCCAGCGGCACGGTCAACGCTTGCGTAGGTGTCATCTGCCCGCTGGCCTGAAAAGCCGCCGCATCCATGAGTTGATCAAGCGTGCCGATGCTCATTGTTTTCAGGCTTGAGTTAAAGCCGATTAGACCTGCCATACTGTCACCATCCTATGATAGCCGGGCCGTTGTCAAATTCATCCTCGTAAGCATAGCGCAACCCGTCAATGATATGGTTATTCTTATCAACGGGTACTTTAAGCGAATTGCCGTCTTTGTCTTTCTTCCAATGATACACCGAAAATTCAGCCCGCGCATTTAGGCATGACGAATCTATGATCACCGTCTGTTGCTGTATCCACTGAATACCAAAATTGACACTATCCTTGCCCTTAGATGCCGCAATCGCGTTTACACCGTAGCCGTTTAATTCTGCGATTGACTTCGGCTCTGCGCTATCGCAGGTAACATACTGGCGTCCAATCTTGCGCTTGATCTCATCTGCCAGTAAATCGTTTGTCAATCCGCGCTCGTACAACTCGTCATAGATGTAAATAATCTTGCGCTTGCTATCGTAGTGCGTTACTGGCATCGCAGCCGGATCACTCGCAAAGCCAAAGTCAAGCCCGTTGCGGTGATTGGTAAACTGGTCGTGCATCGCGCTTAAATCTTCAACGCGCCATTTCTTGAAAATGACATCGCCTAATACGCCCCATTTGCCAAGCGTGTAAACATCGAAGTAATACTGATCTGTCTCGTTTTCAAGGTCTGCCCTGTCAGCCGCCGTCAGGAATCGGTTGTCTTTGTATGTCGTCTTGAGTATCGACAGTTCCGGCGATGTATAAACGGTCTGATCGTCCGCCCAGGCTATCGTCGCAAAGTAAGTCAGGTAAATCCAGTGTGTTTGATAGATCGGGTTAAACGATAGCGTGAGCCGCTTGGGTGTTGCTTCATCTCCGCCGCGCTGCCGCCTGATCAATTCCTTGATGTCGTTTTGTTCGGTCTGCGTTGCTTCTTCAATCCAGATGTCAGTTATCACGCCTTTAGCGGGCGTGATTGACTTCAATTTCTGCAAGTCGTCAAGGCCAGTGAATAGAATTTGATAGCCGTTGACGCAAGTGATCGTCATGTCGGTTTTGTTGACGTTAAATAACTCACCGACGCCCCACGCCGTGATAGCCTTTTGAATCTCGACAAACGTTGACCGGCGCGAATCCTTAGCAATGGCGCGGCATACAAGATAGTTGCGACCGCCGCGCATCACGTCATAGATACAACGCTGTGCTAAGAATACAGATTTTCCAGAGCCGCTACCACCATAGAATATCTGCACGCGGCTGGTATTGTTAAGGTGCGGAATGTAAACAGGATTAAATATCCTGCGCTTGAGTTTGACCCTGATCTTGTCCGTCATCTTCTAAGTCAACTTCAATGATCTTTTCACTGACTGTCAAATCTACAACATCCTTGACTTTGCCCTCTGCCCTATCGATCAATTCCTTGAGTATTCCCGGAGTCGGCTCTCTGAGCAATGACGCAATAGCCGACATGATGACAAGTTGCTTGACGGTGATGCCCTTTGGCAAATTGCCAAACTCTTTAGCCTGCGTATCCCACATTTGCGCGATAGCAGGCCCGTCAAGTTCACTCAATGCCTTGATTGTTTCAGCCCATGAGTCGCCGCGCTTAGGCGCACCTTTAGGATTGCCGCTTTGACCTGGCTTCCATGACGTTCTGGTCTTACCACCGCGCTTGCCTGTCTTTTGTGTGTTTACAGGCTTGGCGCTATCTTTAGTTGCCACAGTTCCCGCACCTCGTTGACCGCACGCCCGCCGCCCGACAATCGCACGGCATTGACCGCTTGATACCGTCCGATATTTCGTCGGCGACTTTCTCGCACTCTGCGACCGAAGCCGCGATGCCGATCTCGTCTCGCAGTTGCTCATCTGCGGCGGCTTGCGTGTGCGCTTGAATCGTCACGGTAGGCGCTCCTCAATCATTTGGTAATCAGCCGCCTGTTTTCTCCGCATTGTGCTAGCCAGCCTATTGCGCCGACAGTACGAGCATGACCCGTGACAACGACACGTCTTGTCGAATCGCTTGCTCTTAGTGTATGGCTTGCGGCGTGTCCTGCTCACGGTAAACGCTCCTCAATCATTTTTAGCAGGTCGAAATAGTCAACTTTCAGCCGCGCCAGATCAAGCCCAGGCCAGTCACCCGGCTTTTTACCGAGGTCACACCACGCGCCGTCAATGTGCAAGTGGTCGCCCTGCGGCCCTTTGGGCGTGTAGTCCGCGATGTTGCCCAAAGTCGTGCCGCGCATGATACGCGAATTGACCTGCAGCGCTGGCAGCGCGTCGATGTGGGCGTAACGTGTCCAGAATAGCCGCCCGTCCTCTAGCGCGTGTTCGATGATTACCACGTCACCCTGCCAGCCTGATACTTTGCCAATGAATCGCAGCATACCATCGGCCACGCTTGCTACTGGCTTGCCGCTGTCGCCGTAGGCCGACAAATTCAGGTCATGCCCCGTATGGTAGGCTTTGCCGCCGTTGTAGAGCGTGGCGTAACCCGTCGCATCAAACCACGGCGCTAATTGTCGCCGCGTGATGTCACCACACGGCCACGACATCACAAGGCGCGGCGGTGTGGGCCAGTTGCCCGTGATTCCCTGCAACGCCGTGCGAAGTTGCGCGACTTCGATCTCCAATGAGGTCACGCGCTGATCAAGGCTCATATCTCCGCCGCTCATAAAGATACCCGCTTATCATCTGGCGTAAAATATGTAACTGGCACGCCGTTCACTTCACACCAAAAATCGAGATCGCGCATTGTGTTTAGCAGGATGTCAATCAACTGCGGCGCAAGGTTGAAGCGCTTTGCCAAATAATCAATGTCGATAGGCGTATGCTTTGCTTCTGCGGCGGCGAGCCAGTCGCAAAACATCTCGACCAGATCATAAAGCGTCATGCCGTTGACGCCATTATCGAAATGTTCCGGGTGATGCCTGTTTGCTTTGTAGTGATGTTTAAGACCTTCGCCCATTGCGGCTAAAGATGCTTTATATTCGTCACTACCGAAGGCGAGAGTTTTTAATTTCGGCGTGTACTCATCAAAGACGTACTTTTCCTCTGGCTCTAGTTTGCTGTTGTCGTGATTCTTGGCGCGTGCCTCAATCAATGCCGTAAAGTCACGCATCCAATACTCAACTTTTCGCTTGTGTTCTAAAATATCAGCCGTGCAATCATATGATGTCATAGCATCGCCGCCCATGCCCGCGCGTTTTTTGCATAGCGCCTGAAACTATCAGGCCAGTACACGCGGATGGTCTTATAAAACGCGCCAAGACCGTGACGCTCGGCATAGTGGGCGCAGATCAGCATATTGCTAACATCAAATTTCTGATAAGCAATGCGATGAAGCCGCCGTACTTCGGCCTTTTCAGCCGCTTTGACATCATGCCCGCGCTTGTGATTGCGTCTCATTCCGTCACCCTTGAATTATCTCGAAATTACTGGCGTCTTTGTTTAGCAAAACAGACGAATCAGACATGATGAAAATTGCCTTCCCCGCGTTATCGTATCTTATGCTTGAAACGTATTTGATCTCACCAGTCTTGATGTTTCTGATCTTGCATATCGCGGGACGATATGCGGGTATCGTTGTGCTAGTGGCGCAATTCATCTCGTCACCACCTTGTAATCAAAATCCACAACCACAACAGATGC